TATCAGTACAATGGATGTTGATTGGAAAGAACTTCGGGAATTTTGTAATTCTTTGAAACCAATGACCACATGGGATCATATTGTACGGTATACTAGTCCTTGGACTTTGTATACAATCCCAAAGAAGAATGACTGTGTGTATCGTTGTTCTTGCGTACTTAATAAACTTTATGGTCTTCCTATTTGTAATGGAACACCAGATCATCTTTATAAAATGGTAAAAAACTATGTCAAATGTTAAATACATCTCTCACATGGGAGATGATCTTATGGTGGTAAACGCTGCTAGAGTTTCGTTCAAGAAACAAAGCACCACCCTTGAGGAAAGAGATATTAAGTTAATTAATTATCTTGCTAAGCATAATCACTGGACACCCTTTGCTCATCCTCAAATCTGTCTGCATATTAAAGCTCCATTTCCAATCCGAACCCAGTTCTTTAAACATAAAGTTGGATTCGTAGAGAATGAAGTCAGTCGTAGATATGTTGATGATGATCCTGAATACTTTTATCCACGTTGGTCGCATAGACCAGAAGGATCAATGAAGCAAGGTGCTGGAAGTCCTGTAGATACTGATCTACAGAATAAGGCATACCTAATTTACTCACAAGCAATAGATATGTGTAACTTTGCATATCAAAGCTTACTGAGTAATGGAATTGCACCAGAGCAAGCCAGAATGGTTCTTCCGCTTGGTACATATACCGAATGGTATTGGACTGGTAGCCTTGCTGCTTATGCAAGATTCTATATTCAACGCTCTGATCCCCATGCACAAGCAGAGATTAGAGAGTATGCTGAAGAGATCGGATCAATTATTAACGGATTGTATCCAGTTTCTTGGCAAGCTCTTACCAATTATGGTAAAGCCGTTGATTAACCATGCTTGTAGCTATGCTACAATCGCACTATTATAAAGGAAACTTATGTTAGAAGCATGGAATAATCTAAGCAAAGAATCAAAAAATAATCGGCTTTCAATACAAAAACTGTATGAAGAAGAATTATTGGATAATGGTTCTGAAAAATACTGGAGAGAATATACTCGGGCTCCAGATGAAGGTAAACCTGAACAACTGTTATTGGAATCTGCGGTAATTCATCTTACTCCATTCTATCAAAAGTGGATAGATACTTGTTCTAATAATAGAAAGTCTCCAGATTGGTTGGCTCCCTTGCTATGCATTGGTGCTGCTAAGATGGCAGATATTACAATTAGAAATGTAATGCGTTTATTCCTAACTCGGAATACATTGCAGAATTTTGATGATTCAATTGGCATTCCTAGCAATGCTCCTGTTGCACAACAAATTGCTAAATTGATTGCAGATGATGTTATTTCAATCATTGCATATCAACAAGCAAAGAAAAGATTCTCGGATGATTGGCGTAAACAATCCAAGTTCATTAAGAACTGGACTGTCAAGAGATGCAAGGCATTTACCCAAAAGGTATCCAGACTACCTAAGCTTAAGTCCAAGGAAAAAGAAGACCTTGGTCATAATATGCTTAGGATTGCTCTTGCTTCTGATATTCTAGTCAGTCGAATCCATTGGAATGGTAAGAACAAGAAGTCTCTTCTGGTTTCATTTGCTCCTTGGATCCTAAAGGAACTAAGCAAGCGACATGAACTACTAGAACAAGCCTGTCTTGTCTATCGTCCTATGATCTGTCCTCCTGTGTTGCATACAACAAAGGAAGATGGTGGATTCCTATCGCCTTGGATTCGTAAGAAGATGATTAAAAGATATCATCCTGTTGGTGCAGATCCAAAGGATTGGGATTCTCGTCCCTCGGAAATGGTTCTTCGTGGACTTAATGCACTGGCAACTACAGAGTGGTCAGTCAATACCCAAGTCTATCAAGTTATGAAGACTATGTTTGAGAATGACTATCGAACTGCAAATCTCCCAGCTTATACTTTCCGAGACTTTGCTTTTAGTAGGCCATATCCAGAAGGTGGACCAAAGGAAGAACAAGCCAAGTGGATGCAGGAATCCAATGAAGCTTGGGGTGAATGGTATAAAGAAGAACAAGCACGATCAAGAATGATTGTTCGTCTTGAACTGGCCAAGAAGATGGCTGGTTGGAATTTCTTTTATATGCCTTATACTCTAGACTTCCGAGGTAGAGCATATTCTGTATGTGAATTGCTGTCGCCTCAGGGAGTAGACTTTGATCGTGGTCTTATTCACTTTGCTGTACCACGCAAGCAAACTGAACGAGGACTATGGTGGCTTAAGGTTCATATTGCAAATCTATTTGATCAAGATAAGAAACCATTTGAACAACGAGTTAAGTGGGTCAATGACAATATAGATATGCTACTTAGGATTGCCGAAGATCCTTATGCTAATAAAGAATGGATTGATTCAAGTAAGAAGAAGAACAAATCATTCCAACGCCTTGCAGCAATCTTTGAAATTGCCCGTAAGGATGGAATGACTCAACTTCCAATTCAAATGGACGGTGCTAATAATGGTGGTCAGCATTGGTCTGCGATTATGCAGAACAAGAAGCTAGCTGTACTCACCAATCTTCTTCCTGCCAACGATCCTCAAGATCTTTATCAGCATGTTGCAGACGCGGCTACTGAGTTTATGCAGATCAATGTGGATAATAGATGGTATCCTGCTTTCCTGGAGTATTGGAATAATAAGTTACCTAGAAATGTAACTAAACGTTCTACTATGTGTGATGCATATGGTCTTACTTTCTATGGTATGCAGAAGTATGTCAAGCAAGAAGGCCATGTGGATTGGGTTAGTAAGGAACACCGAGGCGGTGCTGTAGTTGAGCTAAGTCGCGCAATACAGGCTGGTCTGGGTGAAACCATGGAGTCTCCAAACAAAGGTAAGGAATGGCTACGAGAGGTTGCAGATATCCTTAATGCCATGAACAAACCATTTGTATGGACAACTCCCAGTGGATTTGAGGTACACCATGTATATAATCAAGTACTTGAAAGAGTCAGTTATGCTGAGTTGTTCAATCGTCAGCAACTTGTGTTCTCTACTGTTACAGAAGATCTCGACGGTAAAGCACAATATCTGGCAATTTCTCCAAACTTTATTCATTCACTAGATGCTGCTCATATGTTCATGACAATCTCCAGAATGCTTGATGAAGGAATGTTTGCATTTTCTTTCGTCCATGATTCATATGGAACATATGCACCTGATATTGACAGGATGCATACACTACTGAGAGAAGAATTCATCAAGATTCATAAGGAGAATCAACTTGAAAAGCTCAAGAAAGAAACTGAAGAAAGATACGGAATCTATCTCCCCGACTGCCCAAAGCAAGAGAACGAATTCCAAGTCGAAGAAGTCCTCGACTCAGAATACTTCTTTGCCTAAGAATGTCGTGTACCCTGACAAGATTCCAAAGCTTGTCAAGGTTCTCTGGATAGATGCAATGACTGTTGGTGGGGCCGAGTGGCTTGGTAAAGACGAAGCAAAGTCTAGTGCCAAGGAACCATTGCCAATGATGTTAACTGTTGGGTTTGTTCTACACCATGACGATGAACAGATCTCATTGACTTCAACAATCGGCCCTGGTGAGACTGCTCAGGTAAATAAAATACCTAAGCGAATGGTGATTAAGATTGAGGAAGTATAATGGCTGAACAAAAGAACATTCGTCGTAAGGATACAAGAGAGTTTAATTCTGAGAAGTATAGAAGAGAAAAAGAAAAGAAACGTAGAGAACAAGAGCGAAGAGCTCAAAGGAACAAACGATATGAAACAAACATCTAATCTATCGTCCCCTACGGGGACCGAGGTAGATCCTTATCTAAATTATTATCAACAGTTGCATATACAGGGAAAGTTCAATGTATATGACCCAATCCCACAAGAAACAGGTGAACCACTTCCTCCATTAGCAGTTCAATGGAAGGAAGATGCCAAGCGCAGATGGGGGAAGAATGAGAACACTGGTAATCGGTGACTTACATTGTCCAGCAGATCATGAAGACTATCTTCACTTCTGCCTTGACATGAAACGTAAATATAAAACAAACAATACCGTGTTCATTGGTGATATCATTGACCATGAAGCCATCTCAGCACACGATAAGAATCCATCACTGCCAAGTCCTGCTGATGAATTAGCCCAAGCAAGAGAAGGTATACGCAAATGGTACAATGCATTTAAGAATGCATCTGTATGTATTGGTAATCACGATGCACGGGTACAAAAGAAAGCAGTAAAGAATGGTATTCCTGAGGTTTATCTTAAGTCTTATTGTGATGTGTATAATACTCCCAATTGGAATTGGGATTATAATTTTGAGTTTAATGGTGTTTATTATGTTCATGGCGATGGTTGGGGCGGTCAGTACCCTTCATTCAATGCTGCCAAAGCAAGACTACAATCAGTAGTCTGTGGACATCACCATAGCCTTGCTGCCATTAACTGGATTAAAGGCCCGACAACCATGTATTTTGGTATGAATGTTGGCTGCGGCGTGGATCAGCGTCACCCAGCCCTTGCATATTCAAAACCACACCTAAAGAAAGCCATCCTTAGTTGTGGAATTGTAATTGATGGCACACAACCTTATTTGGAGATTATGTAATGAGCGAAGATTCAAATGACAAGCAGCAAGTAAATGCTGTTCCAACCGAAGCTGTAGTTGCATATCTGTCGGATCTTTACCGACAGCTTGATGCACTTAGCTTTAACATCCGTACAAACATTAACAACATTATGCCAAAGGTAGATGGAGAAGTTACTAATGCCAGCACCGACCAAAGCTAAATATGCTAAGCCCTTCGTGACGGGCAATGTCACGGTCAAGTGGTCACACCTTATGTCCCCAGACGACAAGTTCGGAAACCCAAATCATTCCGTAACTGTTGAGCTTACACCTGAGTTGCAGAAGCAACTTCAATCGTCTGTCAAGGAACTAGGTGGTAAGAAGATCAACGGACTTAAGGACACTGATGGAATCAAGACCATTAAGTTTAAGAATGTCCTCAAGGCCAAGGAAGGCATCAAGACTTTCCCAGTCATTGGCCCAGACACCAAGCCAACTGATACCGTACCATTCGGTTCAGATGTAGTCCGGGTCAAGGTCACTCCTGCGCTAATCAGCCGTGACAATTCGGTTTCATTCTACATGGAATCAATTCAACTGATTGAGCGTAACTACGTTGGACAAGGTAACTCAGATTTCAAGCCAGTAGATGGCGGCGACTCTGACGTACCCTTCTAAGTAGGTGACTCATGCGGAGTTATAAGTTCCCAATTAATCCCGTGGCTGCATCACGACCTCGTGTCAGCAAATTCGGCGCATACTTTACGGGACCTTATAAGAAGTTCCGCTCGGCGGCGGCTATTGTAATCAATAGAATCCTCGGGCGGAACTTCACTCCAATGAGTGAAAAACTTGCAGTTGACATTAAATGCTATGTAACAAGACCTAAATCAACCAAGCTAGAATATCCAAAGGCAGATGTAGATAACTACAGCAAGGCCATTCTAGATTCGTTGAATGGTAAGTTGTGGGATGATGATTCACAAATCATTGCTTTGTTTATTTCAAAGCAATGGGCAGATCCAGGTGAAGAAGGATACTTCATTGTGGACATTGAGGAAATCAAAGTTGAACATCGAAAAGTATCGTGAAATAGCAAGAGAAGAATTTCTAAAGATCGACCAACCAAGGTCACATAACCATGTATCACTTGTCCTACAGGATAATCGTATACTTGGTATTGGAATCAACAGGAGAAAGACCCATCCTCTAGCCGCTAAGTACGGCTATAGGAGCTGCGAACTCCACAGCGAACTCGATGCACTGCTGAAGGTTCCAAAGAACTATAGAGATGAAGAACTTACCTTGCTTAACTTCAGGTTTGGTCCAAAGGGAGATATGAAATTATCCAAGCCTTGTAATTTATGCTTGCCGTGGTGTATGGAAACGTTCGTTGAAATATACTACTCTGTCCCTAATGGACTCGTTCAATTGGATTATTAAGGTCAAGCTATCGGTCTGGTGCCAACTGTACCTAGCGTGTTCGCAGACATGTAAATAAAATGGTGGTACGGTGGGGGTTCGATTCCCCCAGATAGCTATCGTCCCCTTCGGGGACCGAGGCAGATGGTAGGGTGCCTGATAGATTTGGTAAAAGGTCGTGACTTATAATCGCGCTCATGTGGGTTCGACTCCCACCCCTACTACTAATAATGGGCAGTGCGTTACTGCCCTGTTTTTATCCCAAGGAGCAACAATGAAACGAATGCATATTGAAACAGTAGTTCGTCGTGAAATTGAAGAAACATGGCAGATTGAAATTCAAGATGACGATGATCCTCAGGATATTTTTGAAGCAATCAAACAAGATCCAAATAGTCTATGGCTTAAATACGATGCTCTTTTGATTGATGCATATGATCTTGATGAAACACTACCTGATGTAATTAGATTTGAGGAACATTAATGGAAGCAATTATTGTACTGTCAGACGGAGAAACTTGGAATACTGCAGATGGCTGTAGTCTTTGCATCATTACAAAGGAAGACTTTGCTAAACTTTGTCGTGGCGAAGTAGACGCTAATGACTTAAGCCCTGTAGTTGAGATTGGACTGGGGACTTACTACTATGGATCTAGAGGATGACGCACACATGAATACGCATATCGAAACAACCACTGTACAGGAAGTAATCAATGTACCAATCATGATTTCTCCTGAGATGTACAATCAACTGGCTGATCTTGTACTGCAACGCATTGAGAATAACAATACATTCCACAACATCATCAACGCTAAGATTGATGCATGGATGGATCGTAACTTTGATCTCAGTGATTATAATACTGATGGCATTCGGGATGACATCCTTGATGCAGTTCGCTATGACCTAAAGAACAGCATTCGTGCTGAGGTCGAAATCTATGTTGACTAAGGAGTAACAATGAAGAAGAACATTATGAACAAGTGGGTTAAGGCTCTTCGCTCTGGCAAGTACAAGCAGTGCCGTGAAAAGCTTTGTAGTGTAGATGGTACTACAGGAGAAGAGTCGTACTGCTGTCTTGGTGTGCTTACTGATCTCTATCTAAAGGAGCGTAAGCGACAGAAGAAGGGTCCTAATATTAAGTTCTTCCATACTTATACTAAGGAAGATATGGACCATGATCTTAACTACTCTAAGTGGGAAGTCGATGGAGAAGATGGATGTCTTCCTCCTGAAGTAGCAGAGTGGGCTGGATTCAATACGGCTACTAATGACTATAAGACTGGTTGCTTTAATAACGGTAAGACCGAGATTGATCTTGCCCTTCTTAACGATGGTGGTTTTGATCCCATGAATGTAAGCAAGACTGCTAAGCCTAAGTCATTTAAGCAGATTGCTGCCGTAATCGAAAAGAACTACGAGCACATCTAACAAGTTGGGGTGCAGCCATGTAGGAAATGGCAGAGGTGACAAGCCTTGTCCTAGCATAAAAGCTAGACAACTCAGTGCAAATCTGAGCATCCCGCTTTGTTTCCATAGCTCAACTGGATAGAGCAACAGCCTTCTAAGCTGTAGGTTGCTGGTTCGATTCCAGCTGGAAACGTTAAAGGAGGACACATGAACGAAGATATTTACTCACTATTGTCAGCAATTGAATCTTTGCGTATTGAGTTAGATGAAATGAGAAAAGAGCGCGACGAAGCGCGGAGATATTCTTGCGATCTAGAAGCACGAATCATCATGCTTGAGGAGGATCGTCGTGATACATCAAATAACTTTGGCACGAATCCGTGCTCAGAGATTATTCTGCCAGACTATCCTCTTGCAAAAGATCCTAAAGAGATCGCAAAGCGAAAGGGCTGGGATTGCTACAAGGAGGACGGCAAGTGAGCAAGAACTACGAACCGACCTACGAAGGTCAACTTGACAAGTGCCAAGACGAACGACACGCACTCCAAATGCAACTTGAGGAATACCAAGAAGCACTTGAGTTTGTCCGTAAGGAGTTTCACGAAGCATTGGACGATCTTGAAAAGATGAAAGCAGAGCGTGATGAGGCTCGTAGGAGAATCTGCGAAACCACCGACATGACCAACCCCAACGATGACTGCTATGTGCGATTGACTCCACAGCAGATTGCAGAGCATTATGGTTGGGATTGCTACAAGGAACCGTATTGCTTTCGTGTGAACGGCGTTGTCGTTTCCAAGGGCAAGGCAGTCCCACCGAAGTTTGAACTTGGAGAGGATGACGAGTGAACAACGAAAACG